TGGTGCCTCGGTTTGCTTAGCGCCATTATCCTTGATTTGATAATCCTTGTAAGGATCCTCACCCACACGGTCTTCACCTTGAGCTGGTTTGTTAGTTGGTCCACCTAATTCAGTATACTCTGAACCTGGCATTTTTTCCATCGGCATACCGTTTTTACCTTTGCTTGAAGCAAGAATATCTGCAGCTGCTTCCATTAGTTTGTTTTTTGACATTAGGAATCTCCTTTTGGTTTCTTATTTATAAAATTATAGTTTTCTGAGGTAATTTTCAAACAATTTAAGAGCAACTGATTCTACTTGTTTAGCAGATGCTTTTGTTATTTGTTTTTTAGCGTTATCAAAATCTGCTTCTACAAAGCGTCCCTCAACAAACATCCATTCTTTATTTTCCATGATACCATTAACAAATGCGCCTGGTGCAGATGGGTCTGCCACAATATCAGCCGCAGTTGCCAGTCGTAGGTCATCTTGAACAAGATTATAACCTTCTTTTGTCATGGTTACAGAACCTAGAGCTCTTGAAGAAACTCCTAAGTTTACTCCGTTATCAATGAAATTTTTAACGATTTGACCATATGGTGTATCAAGAACTAGAGCCTTCCCATAAAATGTATTTCCATCTTCTTTGAGGGACATAATTTTATGGGACACTCTTTCTAAGTTTAGTGTTGGTGTATCAGGATGTCCTAATTCACCTAATGCACGATTTGTTTTGATGTATTCTTCATCATAGCGTTTAACTTCATTACGCAAAGTTTTCATTTCGTACATACGATTGTTTTTATTAACGGTATCACCGACTAAAAAAGTACCTTCAATGTATAGGTTCTTTTTACCGTTTTCTGTTGCTTCAGTTAAATATTTAACCGATTCAATATGTTCTCTGATAAGTTTCATATTAGTATCCGCCTGGTGCAGTTGTGTATGTTGCTTCTTTGGTTAGTTCTAATACTACAAAACCACCTGTATTAATTGTAACAACAATTGGTTGAGTGTTATTATTAGCTAATGTAGTGTTGAGTGAATCAAACTCAAGAGTACCTGTATTATGCAACGTAACAATTGGCACAGAATTACGAACAATTTGAATATTGCCGTTTGTTGACCATGCAATTTTACGAATGTTTGCGGCAGTAACAGTTTCATTGGCACCAGTTGAAAGGTTAGCCAATGCGATAGTAGTTCCAGTATCAACAATTCTAGCTATTGATGCTGAACGAAGTGTGTTTATATATTCAAATGCCATTTTATCTTAGTCCTATTGATGAGCGTCTACGCATACTCATTTTTCTTTTCATTAATGTGCGGCGTAATTTTGCTTTTCTAGTTGTCTTCCATGACCTTTTTAATAGTCTTGCTTTTCTTAATCTTACTGTTGCGGGTATACGTTTAACTGTATTACCTGATATTCTATAACCTTTAATGGCGGATCGTCTTACATTCTTTTGTATAACAATCTTACCCTTAGCATTTCTTCTAATTCTACGGCGAATCTTTTGGACTCTACCCATCTTAATGATGTTACGATTTTGAGTTGCCTCATCTAAAACTTCATTAAACATATCTTCTGCAACATAACGCTTTGCTTCTGCAAGACGTTTTGCAACTATCTCATTTAGATGAGCAAATAACTTTTCTTTTGCTTCATCTAATTTATTTTCTATTAACGATGATACAAAACTCATTTTGCATGTTTGAAAGCAAAGTCAGATGCTTTCATAAAATGTTCTGGAGACTTGTGTACCAAATCTGCAAACTTCTTTTTGTTATCATCATTTAATGCGTTGTGAACTTGCGTCAATGCCGATGCGGTGAAATGGTCAATCTTACGACTATGACCAGATGCAAACTTTACCGGTTGTGCCGATTTATCTTTTACTATCTTATGTAGTTGATCCATTACCGACTCTTTCAATTCAACTTCTTCGGCTTGAATTGTTGAATCTATTGGAGTATCATATGGTACAGAGAAGTATTTGTTTAATTGTTTGTTGCGATACAATGCAATTTTTGTTCCATCAGGATACAAACGAATCGCTGTTCTCTTTAACAACAAAATATAAGGTGGTGTTGGGCCTGGATTTGCTTCGTCTAACTGTTCTGCCTCAATAACATCTTCATCTTCTTTAACTGCACGGCGTGCCTGCATGTTAATCTGTTTGTTATTAGAAATTAAATCTACCATCTTGTTAAAGAGGTTTTGAATAATCATTCTATCGGCATTATTGAATGTTGGTTTCTCTTCACCCATCTTATCTAAGATTTTGTGAATACGTTGCATCTGTGCCTTGTTGGCCAGACCCGCACGAACCAAAACATCAAACTTTGAATAGTCTGACTTCTCTTCTTCAACGATAGATTTGAATTCTAATAGAGATTTCATTTATACAGGAGTATGTTTTTTAACGGTACTAATACCTAATTTTTTCTTTGCGTGGTCTTGAGCATTTTGAGTATTTAATTCTCTGTCTTGAACATTTTTACCAGCTTGTTTAATTCCTCTGTCACCAGCGGTATCACCATAACGACTTAATTGACTACCACTATTATATTTCTTAACTTCTTTCCTACTTGTATCCAAATACTGTCGATATTTTTCTTTAGACAACTCATCAAGTTGGTCAAATTCTTCTTGTGTAATTTCTACTTCTTCTTCTTGCACTTGTGAACCATTAAAAATGTTTTGTGCAATTTCAACTTTGCGGCCTTCAAGTGCTTCAAAGGCACGAGCAGAAAGCATATCGTTTAAAATGTCTTTGGCACCAGATGCATTACCTGCGGCCAATTCGTCTATAAATTGTGTTGTTGACATAATTGTTCCTTTATTAATTATCGCTTATTTAGTAAAGATGAATATTTTTCCACTTCAAAATCTAATTGTGGAGTCAATGATTCATTCGCTGCATCATCTTGTGTATTATCTACAGGAGGATTAGCCTCTGTATCAGCCTGTTGTTGCTGTTGCATTTCTGGTGGTTGTGTTGGACCACCAGTACCAGCTGTATCTTCTGTTGCAATTTGTTTCTTCATCTCGGCAATAGTTTCTTTGTCCATCTGAAGAACATTTTTCTGAACCCATTCCATAGAGTAGTATCTACCAATATATGGGTCAACAGTTTGCAATACACTTAGTCTTTCACGAAGGATTTCAGCATCACGCATTTCGGTGAAGTTGTTGTCCTTCATGTAGTTATAATATATGTCTTCCTTAAAATCATCCCATTCTTCTAAAGTGCAAATGCCTTTTAGAACGAGTTGTACTCTTAATGCATGGTCAAATATTTGAGAGAACTTGTTACGCAGTCTAATAATAAACTTTGTAAACTTAACTTCATCTCTTGTAACTTCAGTTGTACGACCAACACCAATCATGCCACCTTGTTGTGGTTCTAAACGAGAGATTGGTACATTTAATGAATTTAATAGTTTCTGTCTGAAATACTTTACATCTTCCAACTCACCAAGATTTTGGCCTGCAGGTAATGTAGTAATCTCTGTACCTTTACCGCCCTCACGGCGTGGCAACCAGAAGTCTTCTAACATAGACATGTGTTTGCGGTCATCACGCAATTCACCTGTACTTGCATCGTAAACCATTTTGTTACGATACTTGGCCATAATATCTTTTAGATATTGTTCTGCTTTACCTTTTGGTAAGTTACCAACGTCAATGTAGAAAATACGGCGTTCAGGTGCTCTTGATAGGCGATAGATGACTACCGCATCTTCAATCATTCGCAACTGATTAAGTGGTTTGATTGCTTTGTGTAGATATGAAATAACAAATGTGTTTTTCGCATCCATCAAACCAGAGTTCACATTAATGATTGACTCTGGTGCAATTCTTAGACCTGCATTAACACTACTTGTATATGCCTGAGTTGTTGTACCTTTGTCGTTATACACATAGTATTCGGCAATAGATGCAATAACTTGAGCACCAGTTTTTGGGTCTCTATCTTTTTTGATTTCACGGACCTTACGAATTTTTCGTGGGTCAATGTATCGTAATTCTTGTATACCTTCTTTTGG